TCATTTTAATTCCCCTATCACATCCGCTAACTTCTCCACGCTTACCACTTCCCAAGGTCTGACTGACTCGCCTGGTAAGACAAAATCGAATATTTCACCATCACGACGAACGACCGTTACCATTTCGCCAAACCACCCGTTTTCAATTGCTTCTTCGAAAATTACTTGTACTTCTGTCATTTTTTTATCCTCCAATCTATTAATTCGCAAAAAATCTTTTGTTTTTTTAAAAATTGAAAATAATATCTAAAAATCTGTATTCTACTGTATCTTGAGCTATCTTGAGATTATCTTGAGCACGAAAAAAAGCCCCTAGGATTTTTCCTAAGGGCTAAAATTATTATTTAAAAGTACCCCAGGCATCACCATAGCGCTTGCCATCTTTGGTTGCTCCTGTGGCTACATAATTGCGGATGCCACTGCTGCCGATATACGACACCCACACATAACCATTAGTATCAATGATGACTGTGTCATAGTCAAATGATTCGCCACGCTTGTATGTTGCAACAATCTGACCGGATGTGTTCGGAGCACGACGGATATTGATTGCATCTACCGTCACGCTCATTGTGCCTGTCTCACGGTATGTACGGGCACCTGCCGATGTCGGTGCTGTCTGCGTGACCGTTCCAGGCGGTGTGATGTAATGCACAACCTGTTGACGGTAGCTAGCAGCACTATAGTAGTTGCGGGTAGGGTACCGCTTGCCACCGTAGTTTTGCTCCAGAATGGTCAATCGGTCACCATCCACCGCTTCTACAATCACCACATGCCCATAGGGGTTGCCTGATGTTGCACCTAATGTCACAATCTGACCTGCTTGAAATGGCCCAGATGTGGATACGGTCCAGCCGTTAGCTTGCCAGTTATATGATGAGCCAATATTCTTGGCTGAAATCGTATCACCAGTGGCACCACTGACCCAACCAACACCAGCCCCAAGGCCGACTGTTGCATCCGGGCTAATCATGCGCTCATACCAACTGGCCAAAGCATAGCATTCACCATTGCCAACAGACACACCGGACCCAACCTGAGCTCTTACATTATTTAATGCTTCATTTACTGTTGTCATAGGCTTCTCCTTTCCACGCATCATTCATCTGCTTGACTGCGCTCTCGATAAAGGTCTCTAACTGTGTATCAGTCATATAGATGTTGTATTTAGCAAGCTGACCTGTTACGCGACGTTTAGCCATGTCTAGCTTGTCTACATGCTTGTCCTGGTCTAGCTTGGCGATTTGTTCAACTGCATTAACAGCGTTCCGTGCCAGAATCTCTGTAATTTCGACCGCTCGCTTACCACCCTTGGCAATCAGATACTTTTTGACCTCATGGACAATCATACCAGCAACGATAGCTAATATACCAGTAGCAGACCCTATAATAATTTCTGTAAGTTGATTCATACTTATTCTCCTTTTTCGATTTTTTCAATACGGTCACTCATTAATGACACTTCACCTTTTAAGCCACCGATTTCACGAGCCATGGCTCCCATTTCTGCGGTAGTCTTTTCAAGATGATTCATCAAGCGGTCCTCCCGCTTGTTACTTTCTTCCTTGGCCTGCTCATGGAAATCCATGAGCTTAGCTTCTCGCTTGTCTGACGTCTTAATCAGATAACGGATGACGAATCCGAATAATAAAATAAACAAAATAGCCCAAGCAACTTGACTTTGGGCTATTCTTTCTGCGTGTTCGATTGGCATAGGCTACGCCTCCGCTCCTGCTGTTGGGTCTGTCCAATCTGGATTTCCGTTTTCATCAAATTTCATGATCCAATACTCTTCGTTGAGCATGTCAGCAATATTAATTGTCGCAGCGGTACCGCCCCACTGATTAAAGGCCCAGATAGTTTCCACATCCACAAATTTGCGACGACCATTCACAATTGCAGGACGTTTTTGCACATCACGGTACATGTAAAAATCCTGAGTTGCTGACTTGCAACGGATAAATTCGCCATTTTCCTTCATGTAAACGAGCGCTGTTGCCAAGTCAAATGGTTGTGTTGTTTCTTCCAAGTTAAGCAATGTGTTGTCTGTAGTTTGAGTCATAATTATTCTCCTTCGATAATTTCTTCTGGTTTAGTAGCTTCGTCCAGTTGCTGAGTCAAATCTGTAATCTCTGCTTGCAGTTGTGTGATAATCTGCTGCGCTTCTGTCAGCTGTACAGCTAACAGATTCTTAGTCGTCATTTCCTCTGACAGCTTTGTCACGAGGTCGTTATTAGTCAAGCGTAGAGCTTGTGTGATTTGTTCTTGATTCATAAATTCTCCTATAAATTTAATTCAAATTTCCAGTTGTCCCGTCTAGCTTTTATGTGTGTACGAAGTGCTTCGTTAAACTCAAAATTGTTGTAAATAATGTGATTCCAGATGTCCCATAACGCTGCCACTGCTGTATCCAGTCGGATAGGCTTCGAATTTTTATCTGGGGCCACAAAGTGCTTAGACCAAATTTCGGACTCTGCGTTGATGTTAGCAGGGACTATACGTTGAGTGACAGAATTGATATTCCAACCGACATCGCCTTGTGCATGTCTTAATAGCGTGTTATCTCCATAAATCCTCACATTGTCTTCTGTGTTTATATTGTTTGTGTTCTCTACAACAATCCCTGCAAATGTTGCCGAATTAAAAACTTCTCCTCCATTACGGTTACTCCCGATGATTGTTCGCGAGTAATTCCCTTCGGTTTCGAATTTTATAAATTGAGTAGGGTGTCCAGTATAGATACGTCTTATTGCAGCTACGTTTGTGTAAAAGTTGATTTTACTTTCGTCGAAATTGACATCCATACCACCGTTGAGTGCTTTAGCAATACCGCCAGCAATCTGTTTAGCTGACACAGCCACTGCCTGGACGCTTGTGATAAATGCGCTTTGAGCAAACAGCTGCTTAAACAAAGCTTTGTTAGCGGTCATCTTATTTAAAAACGCCTGGTCAAAGACTATCTTACTGCCATCAATCGAGTTAGCCCGAATGCGTGCTGCATCAAGCGTGCCTGTCTTGATTTTCCCTGCATCTAAATTGCCAATCATTGCGTTGATGATGACGCCATTATCAATTAAAGTTTGACCTGTGATGTGCGTCAATCGACCGTCAATCCTGTTTGTGCCATTGGCAAGTAAGTTAATTTGGTTTAATATCTGACCGCTACTAGTCAAGTTTTGGACTGCCCAAGACCCAGCTAATTGACTGACTTGTATCTTGAGTCCGTTAGTACCAGACACTTCCTGCACCAAACCCGCTGCAGTCTGAGTAACTTTGCTGACGTTGTCCAAAATACTGCCTGTCTCACCGACAGCGCCGATAGTACGGGTGTGGCTTGATACCGTATCTTTGACATCGTGTAGGGCAGTGACAGTGGCCAAGTCTTCAATGGCTAGTGTATAATCCGTCGGAATGGTTCCTGCCTCAAGTTTTGGAGCTGTTAAATGCATTTTCGCAGGGTAACCGGGAGAATTTTGTAGATATACATAACCGACATTTTTAGTTTCGTCTACTGTCGATGTATTAGTGACTGTTACTTTATCCCAGCCGCCTGTCAATTTAAACACTTTTGATTTTGACCCGCTACCATTAAACGTATCAATTCGTCCAGTGGCTCCAGTTGGGCCCTTGACCCAAACAGTGAATGTGTAGGTGCCCTTTGGTAAAAATAGTGTGTCTTGGGCAATCCCACATTCGGTAGCTGACGCAATTTCAACTTCTATTCCTTTAGTCACATTTGGGACAGGCGGATTACTGATGTTGATTGTCTTAATATTACCTGTACCAGATTTTCGAAATGTGCCATCTTGCCAACGACCACTGCCTATAATCATTTCAGACGAGCCTCTAATCAGATTTCGTCCACCTACCGATGTCGGAATCAGCGCTTTAGTCTCACTTATCGTCCGGCTAAAACTATCCGCAGTCTCTCTGACGAGGTTTTGGACTGTTGTAGCCAAGGCATAAGGTTGCAATGCACTATTAGTAATATAGCCACGACCTGTGATGTTGCTGTCAACATCAGACTTTGTCTGATAGCCTTTATCTGTGATAGCTTTATCAACCTGCGTCTTTGTCAATCGCTTGCTAATCTCTGTCGCATTTTGAGTAATCGCTGTTTCAGCGCTATCGACTCGGCCAGTCAACGTATTGTAGTCCGTTTGAGATACTTTGCTTGACACATCGCTAATTAACTGTCGGATTTTAGCCTCAGCAGTCGTGACCTTGCTATCAGTCGTAGTCAGGCTAGTCGATAATTGCTCGACACAGGATGCGGTTTGAGTGATTGTGGTTTTAACAGATGATAGTTCATTCGCAAAATCTTCAGGCGCTGGTGACCAATCCTTATTTAAGCTACCCTCGTATAGAGCCACCCCAGCAATTTCAACTGTTGCATTATTTGCGCTAAAATTACGTCCGATTATCACGTTTTTCTTAGTGTTAGATGGTGTCTGCGTCCATTTTATCCAGTAGCGTTGCCAAGTTGTTGTCAGATTGATAATGGCAAGACCATCTGTCCCTTTACCGATGTACCCTGTGTTACTTTCGCTTCTTGTTGTCGTGTTTGGACTATAAAAGTGGTTGTTAATCGGTGTGCCATTAATCGAGGATTTTGCGTAAAAACTGATTATGTATTCCGTGGCATCAGGAACAATTGTTGTTGACGCTCTATAAGTGTCAATATATGTTGCTGCCGATGGTGCTGTTCTGGCGATCCTAAATCCTTGATAGTAATCACTTGTTACATTCGATGTCCAATGTATATCAGTCAGCTCTTTAGTGCCTTTTAATAAGTTACGTGTTCCGGCTGTGATAGGTATCTTCCCCTCAACCTCGCTAATCTCAGTCCGTATCTGTCCCGCCACGGTATCGACCTTGGCACTTGCAGTGTTGATTTTCCCGTCAAGTGTTTGAGTGGTTGATATTAGCTCGGTCAATTTGCGGTCAACTGTATTTTGATAAGTCGCTAGATTTTGCTTGGCAGTGTCAGCGGTCGTCTTAATATCATTGAGTTTCAACGTTGTTCCGCGGACATTTTCGTCATAGGTAGACTTGGCAACGTAGTTAGTAGCAATCGCGGTACGTTCGGCAGATAACTGTTTGGCAGTTTCGGTTCGACTGGCAGTCAAATATTGGTTGGCTCGTGTACCTTCTTCATTTTTGTAGGTTTCTAGACTCTCTAATCGAGTATTGATTGCAGTCGCTGTCTGCTGAGCGTAGGTCTTAGCATCTACTGCCTTTCCATCTACTGTTTGGATTTGACGGGATAACTCTGCGCTTGCTTCATCTGCTGTACGCTTATAACTTGCGATTTCAGAGCGGAGGTCTTCTGGAGAAGCTTGCCAGCCTAAATCAATATTTCCACGTCTGAGTGATACTTTTTCAAATTCCACTTCCCCAGTGAAATCCCTTGCATAGATATAGAAATCAAGAGACTTTATCTGATTTCGAGGTACGTTTATCCTAAAGGTAGTCGCAAACTGCACAACTCCTCTATTATTGACCGAATCTAAGCGATTGGCTGTCCGATATGTTCCACCAAACCACGTATTTGTGCTGTCGTTCTTTCTGCCATCTATATAAAGTGTAAGATATGGATTTCTACGACCATCCACATAGTTAGAGACCTTAACTGAGATTGATGCTATGTATACCTGGCTAACATCGTCATTAGCTGTCTGAGACTTGATACTTTGGTAAATGTACTTGGTTTTATTAAGTTCTCCTGTAATTCGTGCCTTACCATCAACTATAGTCACTCCAGTTCCTCGCCATTGGTTCAAGTTTTGATTAAAAGAGCTATTGAGCAGAAGGTTGTCTTCTATCCTCAAACTCTCAAACCGCTCCGTCACGCCATCTATGCCACTCTGCAAGTCAGCAGTCTTTCGATTGATACTCTCAATCTGTCCTGTCTGAGTATTGACGGTCTGTGTTAGAGCTTCGTATTGGGTCCTCGTTTGGCTCAGAGTGTCTTCTACTGTCTTGGTCCTAGCTGTAACACTAGTGATGTCCCCTGTCGCTTTATTAACCGTTTTAGAGAGTTCTGCGACTGTTGACCTCGTACCATCTGCCAAGGTTTCAACGGTCGTCACACGATTGGTCAAAGCTGTCTGTGCTCGTGCTTGCTCCAAAATCTTGCTAGCTTGCAAGTTGAGGTCGTTTCGCAAAGCTGTAGCACTCGCTTGGCTATCTCTGGCCTTTTGGTCAGCACTAGCGATAGCCGTCTGCAGTTCGGACTTGGCAGTGTTTAAGGCTTGACTGACTGTCGCTACCTGCGCTCTCGCATCTGCGATAGCCTCGGTCTTTACCTGGTTAGCTCTAGCCAATGCACTAGCAGCATCCGACTTTGCCTGGTTGGCAAGTGATTCGACAGATTGAGTCTTGGACAAGATGTCTGCGACCTGTCTGTCGTGTTCCTCGGATTGTGCTTGCATGGATTGGTTGACTTGGGCGATTTCAGTATCAATTTCCTGTTTAATAGCGTCAGCATACCGCTCAGCCTCTGCCTTGGACTGCTCGATGCCATCGTTGATTTCGGATTTGGCTTTGTTAATTTTTTCATCGAATTCCTTATCCTTATATTCCAGTTGCTGTTGAACCTCTGCTTCGATCTCAGTAGACATTTGCTCGATGCGCTTGCCTAAAAATCCCTTATAAGAATACTGAGTATCATTACCAGCTTTGCTGTCTGCACTAATTTTGGATTTTAGACCGCCCTTGAAATTAAAAGATTGACTCAGTACAGGGACTTTAAAAGTCTCGTTTTTGTTTGTTTTTAACGTAATCCATTGCCCGACATCCAGTTTTAGGTGTCCTTGCCAATCAAGAGAAAATGGATAATACTTGATTTCTTTCAAATCATAATACAAATCGTCTAAGATATTCTGTATCATGAAGCTATTTTCTAGCTCTAAAGAGCGACCAGTTCGCAATCCAACTGTTAACGTCTCTTTGTCTTTCTTGCAAGTGATACCTGCAATCTGGTACATAAGTTCGCTTTTAGTCAGGCCGTGCAAAAAATAATTATCAGCAGTAATTGTGATATTTGATTCAGTCAACCCACGAATTTCCAATTTGCCTTTTCTGTTAAAAAAAGCAGAAAAGCCAAGCAATTGAATCGCTTGACTTAGTACTTCTCTAAAAGTAATGTCCTTTTTATCCGCTTTTGATTGGATATGATGCTGAATCGCTCGGAAACCTAAATCATCTGTTTCTAACTCTACTCCTGTCTTTACACAAATTTCGCGAATGACATCTCTAATCTGTGCCGGGTAAGTCAGGTCAGAAATATAAGGTTGATTGAGCTTGAACATCCCATCCATCAGATCTAATTCTGTGGTATTCCTGTTGCGGTCGATGTTAATATCGTTGACAAAATACTCACCCATTGCAACCCACTCGAAGGAATCGCCAACTTTTAGTCCTATCTCTGGATAAACTTTATCCAATTTGTTAAAGCTAGTGATGATAGATGTAAAGGTCAATTTAGCCGAACCAGCAACTGTTCCGCCAGGTTTTAAAGTATCGCCGCTGATATATCCATAATTGAAACTAGCTTCTTTGATGTCGCTAGAAGTATAGGCACCTGCACGAATAGCAAACACCCTATCTTTAGCTAACATAGCTTGGTTAAATGTTACCGTGTGAACCACCTTACCTCTCTATTAAACTAAATTTTAAACCGCTCCATGGTTTGAGTTTTTCATCAAATGAATATGCTGGTGCTGTTCTGTCACCAACATAGAATGTTTTAGAGGTCTGCCCTAAGATAGGGTCCGGATAGGATACTTCAAAGAAAACAGGCTGAACAGCATTCTGTATCTGAGCCATCTCAGCCTGTGTCAACATCCCCCAATCACATTCCAATTTGCGCTTGGTTGTAATCCTATCCCTGACCATGTCTCCGTTAGCATTTCGACCTGTCTCGCCATCTACATCATTGATAGCGACTTGAAAAGATTTAGGAGGTACTACTGTAACTCCATTGATAATCAATCGACTCATGTTTCCCTCCTAAATGTTTAATAACAGTTCGCCAGCTTGCGCCTGTGCTTTGTTAATCTCATCAATCGCAAAGCGTCCGAATTCTCGGCTGCCGATATTGATGACGATGTCACCACTTGGCAATCCAGACGATTGCGGTAGACCTCCGCCCAAAGCATTAACAACTGCACCGCCGACAACTCGTCCCATTGTTTGCAGGAAGCCTGTATTTTCCAACGGCATAACTACCTCTTTACCAGCCTCCCCAATCATGGCAACGGTAGGGCTGTCCACAATACCACCACGGGCAAGACGAGGAAGGTTGACGTAGCCAATGCTACCTAGGCTAACGCCTGGAATGTTATTGATTAAACCAATAACACCGTTAATCATACCGATAAAGCCATTTACAGCGTTCTCAATAGTGGCAAACACACCATTCATCGCATAACGAAATGCACCAGAAACAGCAGTTGCTACAGCGCCACCAATGTTGCTAAACCAACTGACGATGTTATCATAAATGCCACGGAAAAATCCTACAACATTGCTGAAAGCATTTGTAATACCATTCCATGCCTCAGAAAACTTCTGTCCAAACCATCTACCTACGTTGGAAAATATATTCTCAACATCTTTCCAGCGGTCACCAAACCATTTACCTAAACCTTGGAAGATGCGGACAATAGCATCCCATCCAGCCTGTAATATTGCAACAATGGTATTCCAGACACCTTTTAAGAATGATAGAATGACGTTCCAAACGAACATGAAAATAGACGACAGTAAATCCCACATTCCTTTTGCTACTTGAACAATGCCGTCCCAAGCCTTTTCCCAGTCGCCTGTAAATACACCGACCAGAAACTCGATGATACCGCCTAGGATTTTTAAAACAGCTCCTAAAACATCGAAAACAACATTCCACGCTTGCACGAACCATTCTGCAAGTGTTTGGAATATTGGAACAAGTACTGGTAGTATGTTCGCTGCAATCCAATCAAAGAGTGGCAAAAACCCCTCTTCCCATACAACTTTCAATAAATCTACTACTTGACCGAATGCGTATAGGAAATTATCAACAAAAGGCTGAATATGGTTATCAAACATATCAGAGAACAATTGTCCGATGCTATCTAATACTGGTTGAACATCATTGTTCCAACTGTCTATCAGAGTGCCAAAGATAGAACTGAAGCCCTCAATGAACGAATCAAAGAACGGCTTTAAGTGTTCATCATAGGTTGCATTTAAGCTGATAAAGGTATTCTTGAACAAGTCCTTGATAGACGCGAAGATAGGTTCTACAGCTGATAATAAGCCGATAAATGCCGTTGTAATACCTGCTTGATTATCTACGGCTAGACGCTCCCAAAACGCCCAAAAATCTCGTTCAATCTTTCCGGTTATATCATCTATCCCCATCCGGATATAGATTAGTGAGGAGATAATGGCAGAACCGATATCGGTCGCTGCTACGCTTGTGATTGTATCGTAAAAAATTTGACCAATAGCCTGAGCTAAATTTCCGATACTAGTGATAGTGTCGCCTTTTATCTCAAATTGTCTAATTAGCCAATTCTTTATATCGAGCTTAGTTTCTTTTAAGGATTTATCTAGACTTTCGGCAATAAAGACTGCAATGCCCATCACGACATTTGCGACAGCTCCCGTTCCTTGTCCCAGAGCGTAGGATAATTTCTCGCCAAACCTTGCTGCTGCTTGCAAGACAGTTCCGTCTGCAAAGATGTCTTTTAGAGATTCCCAGATACCAACCAAAGCGTTTTTAAAACGGTCCAAGCTGTCAGCTCTAAACGACATATTAAAGCCGTCTTTAAACAGGTCTTTTAATTTTGAGAGGTAATCAAAAAGAGGTTGTAGGGTTTTATCCCATCCGTCAAATATGGACTTAAACTGGTTGTCCATATCAGTCAATTCTATTTCAGGTAAGATGTCAGTTCCGTTCCCAGAACTCCCTCCCTTGCCATTTTTGCCGCCCTTCCCTCCGCCGGAACCGCTACCAGCTCCGTCTGAGTCGTCTTTGTTCAAATTTAGGGTAGTGATTTCATCGAATCCTGCTAAGCCCAGAAGTTCTTTAGCAGCTTTCTTAGCTGATTTGGCAGTATCATCTAGATTGTCTGCAGTCCCACCGGACGCGTCATCTACACCGTCCATGGCATCGCCTAGACCGCCTACTGCGTCATTTGCGTTTTGTGCACCCTGAGCAAGATTTCCGATTGCGCTATTCTTCACGTTGGCTTTTTTGTTAAACATCAAACCGATAAACTCAGCAAGTTTAGCAGTGACATTTTTGAGTACCATCGCAAAAGAATTTAGCACAGGCATCATGGCATTAATAATCGGTAACATAGCATTACCAATATTTAGCGCCGCATCGCTCAAAAGCGATTTGAACAAGCTAATACGCCCGTTTACAGACTGTTGCAAGGTATTGCCGTACTTGGCTGTCGCTTGCTCCAAAATAGCCATCAAGCGAATTTGTTGCTGGGTATTGTAGTCTAACTGTTGCCAAGATTGCCCGTTCGCAAATCGCTTAAAGGCATTTGTGGACTCAATCATGGCGACATTGACGTTGATTCCAAGGTCTTCAATCGCTTCGGTGTTCCCTAGCAAGCCTGATCGGATACGTTCCATAACATCTGTCATGGTCCGTCCGCTACCTTGCGCAATAACAGCAGATGTCTGTAACATCTTGCCTGTATAAGCGCTCAGTTTGTCGGAATCTTTGATAAAGTTGGAAAATAGATTGGAATAGACAGCTCCGTACTTGGTAGCTTCTCCAACACTCATATTCATTGCGTTGGCATTGTTATCAATCCACTTTAAAAACGCTTGGGAACTTTCGCCCATCTGCCGTTTGATTTGATTGACTGAAGCACTCACTTCAAGAGCCATCTGCGTAGAATACATGCCGAGGTCTAACATTTTCTTGCCTAGGTAAGCTAACGCAGTAATCTTAGCAAGTTTGCCCAAAGCAGCCGCCATACCACCAGCTTGTTGACCTACACGCTCTCTAAGACCTTTTGTCTTGTTTTCAATTTTGTTTTGAGTTTGCTTCATCTGAGATTCCAATTGCTTCATCTTTTTTTGAAATGGAGCAATCTCGCCTTCGACAATAACTCTCAACTCTTCTAAGGTTGTAGCCATAGTTCCCCTCCTTTCCATGTTATCTTATTCGGAAGTTTTGAATCTTCCTCTCATTCTTTCAGCAAAAGCCCTCATCCGTTCGCGATGAATTATCAAATCTCTCTCAATTCGAGCTTGTTCTATCTGTCGCCTATCCTCTTCGAACAAAGTAGGGTAGAAGTCCCAAATGTCCGGTGCTTCACCTTTTTCCTGGAACATCATGGAAACAAAACGAGCTATCATTTGCGATTGAACAAAGTTATGCGAAGCAATTTCTTTCTGTCTCTGGAATTGCTGCCTGTTGTAACTCTCGACCAACTCTTTCAATTCCAAAAGAGTGTATTCCCAGAAAGAAAACGGGTCTATCCCTGCATCTAATGCTGTTGGATAAAACCCGTTAATCAATTCTGTGACCGAACAAGGACCAGAACCTACTCGACTGCTGTCAGCGTTGATTCCTTCTCTTCCTTGTTCTTCGGAATAAAACCCGATACTTCAAACAAAGGCATGATGATATCTGCCATCAATTCTGTTTGCCCATAGCCCTCGTCGACATATTCATCGAATAAGTCATAGACATCATCTAGCTTGATACCGTGATGAAACTTCTGCAAAGCGCCTTGTACAATTAGCAACATCACTTTGAGAGCAGGTAGGTTAAACTGTTCTCCTGGTTTCGGCATGAAAATTTTGAGCAAGTTAACGCCTAATTTTTCTTCAATATCACACACTTGACGGGTACTGAGGCGTAGTTTATAATCTGTACCTTTGACTGTCCAAGTGATGTATGGTTTACGTGTTGACATTTATACCTCCTTAAAGTACTACTGGGTCAGTGAATTCTAAATCTGACTGTAGAGCCAATTTCAATGTAAATTCGATTGTAGAATTCACGCCTCCACCGCCCAATTTGACTGCGATTTGAGCCGAGAAATGCACCTTCGTACCATCTGGGTATTCTTGTTCAAAGTGACGAACAGCTTTGCCGTCTGCCAGTTTGCGCAAGGTACGGTAGCTGGATGTTACTTTTGAATTTTCGTACTTAAACTTGTATTCCAACTCACCAGCATCCCCGATACCGAACTCATACTGCTTAATGGTATCCGCAAGGGTCGTATTCTCAACTTTCTCAGGATCAATACCAAGTTCTGGAACTTCTTTCAAACCTTCCAAAACTGCATAGCCAGACCCTTTGGTCTCGCTCATTTTCAATTTAATTCCATTCGCTAACATGTTTTATCCTTCCATTCTGTATTGGTAAACGATTCGGGAGTTTAGATCTAAAATCCCCTCAAATCGCATGACTTTGTGTCGTAAGTGCGTTGGGTCGGGTGTATCCACGCTGGATGTACGTTTTAGCCCGAGAGATGCAAAAATCGCATCAATCGCTACTGCTAATTCTGACGTACTATCATTGTGGAAAATATCGACCTTGTAGCGCAAATAGGACATCTGTTCTGTATCATCTGTAATCTCGTAAGGCTTGTTTTCCTCTTCTAAGTAGATGATAACCGGGAAATTCTCCCAATCCTGCGGATAAGTATCTGTCACATTGTCCGCAACCTCTTTCAATTTCTTGTAAATGATGGGCTTAATATTTATCATTTGCTGACCTCTTCAATCAATTTTCGCTTAACATATCTGTTGATGTTCTTAGTGACCCGTTCCTCATTATCCTTAAGTGCTGGATAAAGATACGGTTGGGCAACTTGACCAAACATCTTGTAAAACTCGCCAATCTTGGGGAAACGATAAGGACCGGCATCAATCTGAGACTCGTGGACATACCAAGGTGTGCTTCGATAGGACACGCTGACTTCTGGCGAAATGCCTGCATGGTTTGTTGCGCCTTTTGGACCTGTTCCAAATTCGACAAATCCACCATGGTCCGACGTACTTACGACTTCAGCTCTTGGATTCCCAGGCTTGGACATGCGGACCTTGATACCCGCTCTCAAATCACCATCGTTGACAGGAGCTCGCAACTTTGCATCAGCTTGTACAACATTCTTAGCAGCGTTGTGTACAGCTTTCGCTATGATTTCGGTCTGTCGTTGACTAGACAATCGTTTGAGCTTCGAGATTAACCTATCAGCACCTATCAATCGCGACATTGTTCCAACTCCAAGACTTGATGATTTGTATATCGCTTTATGGATATGACTTTATGGGTTACTTTATCGCTGTTGATACAAAAGCCATCGCCTTCATCTATAAGAGTCTCACGGTCTACCAAGCAATTCAAAATATATGCCAATCTCTGACCGTATATCTCAGCTTGTAAACGACCACTAGCAGGCCATATCTCGGCCCGTATCTCAGTAGAAACATCGCTGTAAGTAGCTTTCTTGATACCCTCATCACTCGTCACTATGACAGCTTTACGAATCAGATACGGCTTCAGTCGGTTTCGCTTCAAACGCACGACCTGCCACCCTTGCGAGTCTATGACTCCGAATACCATTCAAAATAGTATCTGACAGCCCGTCTTTATAAGACACAGACACGCCCCCTTCACTCCGTGATGTTTCGCCCTCGCTTCCTTGGCGATTGAACAACTCGAGTGCCACTTCCAGTTGCAAACCTTCCAGCGCTGGCGTAAGCTGACTTCGATTTGTCTCAGTCAAAATGATATTTTTTGCCCTCAAAAGCAAAGACGAGAGGATTTTATCATCACTCTCGCCTGTTAAAGTTTTTAAATCTTCTAGCATATCCGCCCCCTATTTTGCAGGAGCTTCTGCTCCTTTGGTCTTGATTTCTTCAATGTAATCAGCCAAATTCACGTCTTGCAATTTAGCGTTTTTCTTCATCTGCTCATGACGTTCCTTGGTCAATTCGATGATATCGTTAACACGATGAACAAAACCAAGTTCGTCATCAGTAAACTCTTTTAATACCTTAAAGCGCATTTAGGGCCTCCTAGACAATCTCTTTCCAGTTGGCTGAATCGCTACCAGGAGCTGTTGAGGATGAATTTACTTTCTTAGTGGCTTCAAACAACTTACCTTCGTTCTGTACACGAGCACCAGCTTCATAAGTTGCACCAGATACCCACTGCTCTGCACGGATGTTTAATTCGCCTTGTGCGCTTGGCTTCGCTTCTGGTTTAGAGGTCGCAATAGAAATGATGTACTTCTGGTCAAAATCAAAGACAAATGCTCCAGTATACAGCAATTGTTCCACCAACTCACCAAAACGACCTGGGATGTTGTTGTTATACTTCGTTTCATCTACTTGGATAGGCGAAACGACTACCCCGCCGATTGTCGCAACAGCTTGTACGCCTTTAAGGTACTTAGATGGTACTTTGTAAACCGTGAATGTATCCAACTGACCGACATAACCTTTGTAAAGCACAGTTTGATTGGTGTCTCCTTGTGGAAGGTTGACAATTTCTGACTTAATCGCTTTATAAAATGCTGGCGTCACAAACAACAAGCGGTTTTCCACTACGTCCAATTCATCCAATTTCTCAGAAACATCCAAGACAGCTTGGTAAGAATTATTAGCACCTTTAGTATTAGCTGGTACGACATTATCGCTGACATTACCAAGAAGAGCGTCAAAACGAAGATGGTCTAAGTACGGCGCCACAACTTCGGCAGCTTGACGAGCGACAACATAATTGACATTGACTTCACCGTTTGAATCACGCTCATCTAGACGATCCACAAAACGCCCCCAGTATTTTTCTTGGTCCAGAGTGTATGTGCGTTCTTCTGTTTGTGCATGGTCGAACTCATTGTCAGCATTACGCTTGTAGTCTTTGAGTTCTGTTGTGTCAGATTTTGTAACAGTAAATGAACGCCCGTTCATTTCCACTGCATCATTCGATAGCAAAAGCGGAGCTGAGTAAGATTTTTTAGCAACAACTTTCTCGATAATCCCTAAGAATTTTTCACGGGATGTTGCGGTGTTAATATTTTCAAATGGCATATTTTATTTTTCCTTTCTTATTTCAAAAAATCACGTTCCCACTTTTCAACGGTTGGTTGTTCTTGTGGCGCTTTCTTCATCGGTGCACTTCCTTTGGTCTTATCAGCAACACCTTTTAAGACTGCTGCTTCCCAAGTCTTTTGAATAGCATCAATGGAATCACGTACACTATCAGCGTCAGCAAGATTAACCACGTCTACTAACTCGATTGGTAAGCCACGTTCGCTTAAAATCGTCTTAGCTTCAGCGGTTAGCTCTCGGCGTGTGATTTCTGCTTCACGGTCAGCAAGGTCCTGTTCACGCTTATCAAGCTGGTACTTCTGCTTGTCTTCAGCGTTCATCTTGGCTAATTTCTTAGCTTCTGATTCAGCTTTTTCCTGCTCTGCTTTCCATTTAGCAAATTCCTTGTCAATGATAGCATCAACATCGGCATCGGTGTACTTCTTTTCGTCTTTCGGGTCTGTTGTGACTTGTTCAGGTTCAGCTGCTACCTGTTTGTCATCTTCGACCGCTTCGACTGTTTGTGTTTCTTCGTTCATTGCGAACCTCCTATTTTTAAAGTCGTCCCCGACTGTTTTTCCATAGCTTTTACCGTCTTCAATGCTTGGACCAAAAAGAAAACTGGTCAATTTCGACCAGTTTAAAGTAATTTAGAGTAGTTTCAAGCAGTCTTTCCTGCTGTCAAGATGAGTGACCACCTCCTCACATAGAATCCAAAACACTGCGAAAACCAACAATATTTTGGGGTCCAATCGCCTCATAAGTATCATTGAAAATATCTTCCTTACATGGATATATTTCTCCGTGGATACCTTTAATAATATAACAGCCTTCGTCAGCTCGCATTACACCTTCCAAAGTCAAAATGTACAACGTGTTTGTTTCTTCGTCATAGTTAAGTTGACTTCTACCACAAAGACTGTAAACATCTTCAAAATTTCTACCGTTCCACTGAACTGCTTCAATTTCAACAGGTTTCTTACGATAACGCATTTTTTACTCCTTTATTTACGACTAAACCAAGACTTCTTGGACAGCTTGTTAGCTACTTTCTTTTCAAGATAATCAAATCTCGAATTCGTAGCCTGGGCGTTGCGTTCGATAATATTCTCTAGCTCAGCCACACGATTATATAGCCGGTTTTGACCGTTGACGATAATGTCTATCGTTGTAGAAATAGCCAGTAGCCATTGTTCCAAAGCTTGTATTGGACGATATTTCTTTTTAATCCGCTTATTCATGGCGTTCTCCTTTCCAAAAATTATAATCTTTTAGTGACCTTACCACACTTCTTGCAATAATAAAAATCAATCTTATAATGCCCTAAATCTTTGAACCAAAAATCATGAACACATAAGAAAGTCTTGATGAACCATTTTTTTATTTTACTTAGTTGGTACATACTCCCTCCTATTTTCTGCAACAAAAAAGCACTCGACTACTTGAGTGCTTATTTAAATAATTGGTATGCCTTCTGCATATGCTTTTTTTGCTTCTTCTAACGTCATCTTATTTGGACCGCCGTCAATATTTGTTTCACCAGTGTTTTCCCAATTACATTCGCACACATCAAATAACATGACATTCCGTCCACAAACAGGGCAGCGAATGTACTCTTCTCCATCAATCAGGAAAATCTCGTTTGTAGTTTTCATAATAGTATTTCTCACCTTCATCTGGTTTTAACATTGTGTTCAATCGCGCCTGATTATTTTTGTTTCGCCGACCTATTACGATAATGTTCTCAGCCTTATCATAGCGAACTCTACGTCCACCCTCGGTCTCATAACCCAAAATATTTTCATCGGTAGGACTAGCAATCAGTTCCGATGCAAGTTTTCGATACTCTTCTTTAGTCAAACTTGGAAACTCATGACCGTGTTTCTCAAAATGACCATTAAAAGACTTCTCAGACGGGAATTTCGCTTTTATCCATCTAGCTTGGTCCTGTAACTGTCCATATCCCTCTTTATCATTATACTTCAAATCAATATAGTCTTCAAGCGATTTAGGGGCTTTATCTCCAAGAATTGACTTATATTTCTCGTACTGGTTATTGGCACGTTCAATCTTCCAAATGTCCAAGTTATCCGCCTTGTATTTTGGTTTGACATACTTCTCATACCAATCTTTATACGTCATATTGGCAGGGACTTGAATAGTTTTGCCTGTCACTGGGTCTCTGGCGCTTCTGGTTGCTTTGGCTAACCATTCTGAATCGTCTGATGCTATTGTATCCGACCGACACCAAGGATGCATAGGAGGATAGTTCTTGCCAGTTATCCGTTCACTAACTTTGTAGATTTTACCATCATGCTCTCGACAGATACTTGACGTTCTCAAATCTAATGTTGCGAGAAAACGATAATATTCCACATCTGCTTCTTCATAAGCCTTCGCTTCCATTTCTGCATGGAAATAACTCGTTTCTGTTCGAATCAACCGTCGAGCATTTTGACTCCCTTTTCCGAATTGAGCCTCAATGACTTCTGCGGTCTCGTGAGCTGACCGACCCGTTAACAGACTGACTGCCAATTGCTTTTGTAATTCACTTGCTAAGGCTTGAGTATTACCCCAAATCCTTTCAGAGTAATTCGCTCCCAGCCATGGCGTTTGCTGGATAGCTCTGATTTCCTCTGGGTCAATCCTGTTAAAAGCAAATGCCACACCAGACTGCTGCTGCAAATCAAAAACAGAGTGATAATAAGCATCTGGAATAAACTCATCATAGAAGGCTCTAGAAGCCTCATTTTCGGCTTTATACAATCGGGTGGGTAAATTATCCACCTCACGTTGCAAAGCCTCGTATCGCTCAATTCTGGAAGCGTAGGGAGCCAAATCTAACAAGATAAGCAACTGCCGTATCTCTTCACTGTCCGTTGTATTCTGTAAAGCTAATTTTAACTCCCGAATATCCGATAGATTCTTGACATTATCTAACACTCTTCTTGCTTCATCTTCCGTCAGTCCGTGGTCTCTGCGATAACTCTCAAAAATCTGGTCTATCTTAGAAGTGATATGCCTACTTGCTAGCTTGTGAATTTCATCGAGTTGTTTTGCGGTTTGCTCTGCCTTGTCCATTTCTTGAACCATTCGCTGAGCTTTCCGCTTCTCCCAATACTTCTGATTGTCCATCTGTCACGCTCTCTTCATAAGGCAAATTCTGGCTAAATGCAGGTTCTTCTTGCGCAGCCTCTTTTTCTTTTTCAAGCGCCTCAATCTCTGCATCTGGGTCTTCCACAAACGGCAAGAGCGAAATAAGTTGGCGTAGACTAACCTTGTCTTTGAGATTGCTGATAATTTGGGAAAGTTCCAACAAATTCTTTGGCAAACCACGGCTAAACTGCGGAATAATCGCCTTAGCATTTTCGTAAATCTGAGACCAGTTGTAATAATTCGCAAAAATCTGTATGCGTTTGTGTAAAGATTTGATATAGTATCGCTCTTTGGTCTTGGTAATCATTTCAAGGCCCAAAAGCTTAAATTCCATAGCTACCCCTGATGTATTCCCTGCGAAATTCTCATCTGAGAGATTGGGGACGTGGCTAAAAGTGTAAATATCTTCTTTCAGCGCCTTACGAAGTACTTCGACCGTAGCCTCATCCAAGACATTCTTCAAGAACTCAGCACTTGCGTCTTTAGGGAGTTCTAACAATCCTTCTTCTCGCAGTATCTCCATCGCTTCTTTTGCTTCTTCCGGTGTATCCGCCAGCGCTGCGCCATATAAGACCAAAATAGAATCAATAGCTTGTTCCTTGTCATTCACACGGTTGCCCATCAGTGAGTTATACGCATCTATCAAGCTAATCTGTTGCTCATAATCTCCGACCATATAGCGATTGTTTCGATATTCAATAATAGGCAGGGCTCCGAGATTATGCGGAACACCCTCTTCTGACTCTTTCTTTTGCTCACGTAAAGACATGCTATATTGCAGGTTCTCTGTCAATACCTGAGCTCGATAATACGTCTCTTCCGTCACATCGTCCTTCGTTTGATAATAATAGACCGCAAACAAAGGTTTCTGTTCAATCGAATCATCATAAACAATAAAAGTGTTCTCTGGTTCTAGACTGCGAGTTACCAGCTCATTTTCATCCTCTTTGACATAGATGTACTCATAAGCCCTGCCGTAGATTGCCATGTTCAAAGCGTTGTCTAAGTCTGTCGAATCAACATCTGCACTATCGAAAGTTTTTAGCAAATCCTCGATGTCCATATCGTCGGTCTTAGGATAGCGGATAGCATTGCCCATAAAGTAACCTGTGGCGGTATCCGCAATATCCTTAGCATGATTAGCAACCGTCTTAAAATTTGGCAGATTACTTCTGCGTGTGTGCTTCTCAATAGCATGTTTTCCAAGGTAGTAATCTTTTAACCTTTTTAACTCGTTAGCAGTCTTGTCATGCTTCAAAATCAATTTGTAAATGATATCCTTATCTAAATTCTGCTCGTTATACAACGAGCGACTATAGACCAATACTTCTTCCATTTTTGCTCCTTTCTACAAGCCGTAAAGCGATTTGCGTTTGACTTTGGCTTTAGTTCTAATTTTGTCATTAATTGCTTCGACTACGCCTGTCAGTGCATCTGCAGCATCATCATGAGCATTCTTACCTTCTCTTTGATAGCTCATAAGATTTTGATATAATTCTGACCAACGATGTCTCCAATTTTCAGGGAAATAGATATGCTCTATTGCCCAGGTCGTATTGGTCAAAATTCTTGCTTGTTTATTTTGAGACTGATGAAACCAATTAAAAACTGTATATCGGTTTTGGTAGCTATCTTGCGTCAAACGTTCAACGTTTCTAGCGAATCCGCGACCGCCATTATTACTTTCGATGTCACATGTATTGACTTGCCACTCTGCTAGTTTTTGAGCTAGCAAAGGCTCTGTTACTTCCATCGGTTCCTTTGTGAAAACAACGTCCAAGATATACGCTTCATTGTCCATAGTGACGCCGTAGATATAACTAGCTAGATAGTCCTTGCCTGTATCTGCCGTATCAGTGTAAGCACTAATACGCTTAAATGTCGGCTTGTCAACATAGGTTTTAAATCCACTGTACAACCTGCCCTTGATGTCAATAGGTTCTTGCTGGTAGTTCGCAGACGCAATATCAGCTCCCATAGTCTTAGTCTTTTGAAGATAAGCTTGTTTACTCAATACTTCGTCACAAAGCATCGTATCCGTAGCTTCGTCGTAAGCTTTCATGCTAATGTGCTTGACTTTGTAATCAGACTTAGGAAGTTCAATCAGCGCCTTACCTGCCAAATCTTGCGAATGCCAACGTGTCATGATAATAATGATTTTTCCGCCCTCTTCAAGACGTGAAAGCATCGTGTTCGTGAACCACTCCCAATGTTTTTCTAAAACGGTTGCGTTGTTAGCTTCTTCCGCATTCTTGATAAGATCGTCAACGATAATAATGTCAGCACCGAAACCAGTCGCTGTACCTGTTGGACTTGTAGCCAAGTAGTTATTATAGCCGCCTTCCAAACTCCACAAATTCATAGCTGCATCGCCATATTTTATATGCGTATCTGGAAAAATGTCGTTAAACACAACAACGTCTTCATCTGCCTTCGTTTCCTGAATAGCATTTCTGACATTTTTCGAAAATACAGTTGATAACGTTTCGTTGTACGAACCAGTCATTATCTTTTTATCGTTGTCATTTCCAAGCAACCACTGAACGAACATGCCTGCCGTCCTTGATTTTCCGTGTCTGGGTGGTTCATTGATAACCAACACATTATGCTCGTTGTCACTTAAAAAGCCTTGTAAGTCATTACAAAGCTCGACTAAGTATCTACGAGATGGTTTGTAGAAGTCGCTTGCCATCAAATGACAATAGTAAAAGAAATCGCGACGAGCTAACTCAAAACGTGCTTGTTGCCTGATTGCCGCTCTATCCATCATCAATCAACTTCCTTAACTCATCCGTTGTCAAGTCGGCAAATGGGTTGGTTTGGTTGATATTGACTTCACCATCGTGTGTCACTGCTTGTTTTGTTTTAAAATCGTTGTCACGACGTTCTAAGTACCATTTTGACAAGTCTATATCCCCATCTTCAATCGCTTTCGATATATTAAGTTTTGCCCGTGTTTTCACACGTTGCTTAAGCAACTCTTTTCGCTCCGAAAATTCAGGATTTTCCTTACAGTAATCATAAAGAGTTGTGGTTCCTATATCAGCTAGAAGACAAGCTTCTTCATCGCTCAATCCTCTCGCAAACAACTCTTCTAATTTCCGTAGTGTTCCTTGCGTCATCTTGGTTGGTCTACCACGCTTTGTTTTCGCCAATATCATCACCTCCAATCAAAATTAAAAAAGCCACACTTCGTTGTGTGACTAATGCATATTAGGTCTTGGTCCGATATGCGATTGACCAGACCTCCGAGTCAAGGACCTCTCAAGGGTTACTTGCTCTTAAACGGGAACAGCAGGGCTCGAACCTGTGACATCATGATTAACAGTCATGCGCTCTACCAACTGAGCTATGTTCCCAATTTAGATACCGAGTTCGATTGTATAAGGAGATTGGCTGTCAATTGACAACGACTGAAATGTTAACGTTTATCTCTTCTCGGTATCTTGACAATACTATTTTAACATCGACAAAAACGAATAATCTATACAAAAACTTTTGATTTCTTGGTCAAAACTCTAATTTTGAACTAACAAACTTCCGCTTCTATATTGTTCAGCAAACGATAGCAAGGCATCGTTGAGTTCGATATAGAAACTAGCCTCTGATAAGTACAAGTCGTTGTAGATTTCAAAATCATATCGCTTGCCTGCGTAAAGATACTTCTCGTAAAGTATACGTCTATGCGTAGGATTGAGTAGATTATTAATCGCATACTCGATAGCTTCAAGCTCTGCCTCAGCATCTACTCGATTGATTGCCAAGCGTTCCACGGGCCTGCTCGGATTGCCATTAGCTTGTCTCGGTTCGAAAGTGTACACTGCAGTAACTTTCTGTCCATCTACATCGTTCGCTACTCTACGCCAGCGAGGGTACTCTTTCAGTTTTCGTTTTGCATTAGCTTTCGTTTTTTCGAAATCAACTTCTGGAAAAAAAGTCATCTGCTCATACCTTTCTGTGATATAATAGTTTTAGAGTTTTATTCACAGAGTCGGTACAAGTAGTGCTGGCTTTTTTTATTTTTCCCACGGCTGTCGCTGATGGCTATAATACGGGTACACCAGCCGAATTTTTCCTCTCGGAGCTAGCACCTTAGGCTCGTAAGGTTTGACTTGCTCGTACAACTCGTCTATTTTATCCAACATGCGCTGTCTCGGTGGTCGTCCGTCTAGCCATTTGTAGACAGATGGAGCCGTCACACCCATCTCAATCGCAAATTGGTCTCTCGTCCATCCTGTCTTTTGTAGGATGTATTTGATTTTATCTGCTGTGGTCATAAATCCTCCAACGCTACCCACCGAAACTGTTGGTATTTCTGCGCTTCTTCTTGGGTGCATTTCCAAGCCACTTTTACCACTTCCTCTAAAATGTCCGTTTCATTGACAGTAAATTTAATTTCGCCATCTTCCTCTACGCCCATTATGTAATTATAGTCAAAATACATCACCTCTGGCACATCGACCAGTAGTACGCCTAGTTTTTCAGTCATTGATTCCCTCCTTGCGATCTCCGTAAATCATATATACAGCTATTTCCATCTGTGCCATACCATAAGCGTGACCAACCCAGTCCTTAAATTCTTGAGACATTGGCAACCAATCTTTAGTGGCTCCCAGATCATATTCTTCCGGTTTTTGGTTAGCAAAGATGCATTTCATCGCTCCCATAAATGTCATTCCGTGTTCAGCCATATCCCAAAAGTAATCTACTCTATTCTTAACAACTGATGGCAAGTCATGTGCTGGCGGAAACGGTTTGCCGTTTTGGACTGTCCAGCCATAGACTCCTCTATACATATTTTTTAATTTTTCCATATCCTACCCCTCCACCAATTCAGGATTTTCATAGATGTTGCCGATGATTGTAAGACGACCCTCGCAGTCATTGTACATCCTATCTACATCAAATGTTGCAGTCCCTCTTTGTCCTTCAATATATAGGTCGATGTAAACAGGTTCTCTTTCGAAAACAGTGTCCATATTTGTATGTTGCCCAAATTTTACAACTATATTTTCATATATAGGATTATTATCATCGTCTAGACACGTAAAGACATCCCCCTCAAAAATCTCCTTGCCGTTGACATCAAACAGCCCTGTGGATTGCATGAGGACTGCACCATTGCACGTTTTGCCGTTTTCGAAGTCACGCCAATCAAGATAGAATTCTCCATCATAAACTACTGGCTTGTCATACATTTCTGAACCAAACCAAGCTCTATATCTCGGTATCATTTTCTACCTCCTTCATCATCTGTATAGCATTGGACAAAGCTCTGACATACTCGCCGCACTTATTTATTGCATTTCCATTGAATAGCAGTTTTTTGCTTTCTACCACCATCGCCTCAACGAATTGTCCTTTTAATTCCATCAGTAACTCAATATCTTTTTTCATCACTCCACCTCTTCCTTAGACTTCGGTATCGTTTTTACCTCTTTTAAAAATAAACCTATCATGCTGATAATAAGTATCCATATAAGCAGCAACACTCCTATCAGCCCAGATAGAACGATTAGATTAAGTAAAATATCTAAGATAGGTCCATTCATCCATTTACCTCCTTTTTAGGAAGATACTCATACATACTATACCTCGACCAAGGTATAAGTCTATGCTCTCCATCCAAAGGATAGAACATAGCCTCATGCCCATCTCTTACTTCTTCAAATTCTTCATACTGCTCATCACTAACCCAATAACGTGTGTAAACATCAGAGTATTCTGGATACCAACGCTCACCACAACAAGAACAATATTCCATATATTCAGGTTTTTGGCTTAGAATTTCTTCTAATCGCTCTAATGCCTTTGCCTCTTCTGTAGCTTCAATAATGATTTCAGACGTTACATTTTCATCAATTACAAAGTAACCTCCAGAATTATTTTGGTCAAAAACATAAAAATAAGTTTGTGCTGTTGTCATTTGTTCGCCTCCTTAATCTACTTCTTCTCTAAACTGCCAAGCCCACTCAAAATCCTCTTTGATTTCGGATTCGGTTAATTGGTTTTCTGGTTCATTTTTCCATTTATAGTTGGGTACTTCATCCAAAAAGATATCAGTTCCAATAAATACCTTTCCGTTTTCTTTATACAAGAATGTGGCAATATCTGGGCGATTCGGGTCAGGTATCTCCACCGTATACAGTTTCTCCTGCTTAATCTCGTAGCCGAAGAGCCAAGCGCAGGCGAATGTTTCTTGGTTTTCTGGGCGCTCTAACCATTCGCCAGTATCATTGTATTCATCGCAGTAATCCATTGCACGGAGCAATCCATACCCTTCTTCATTTTTGCAATATTCGATACTATCAGCGATAAACTTCGGCACCACAACCTTCTGCGGTTCGTGGATTTGGTCAATAACTTGCATAACATCGGCAAGCTTTAAATCATCAGGTCTAGCATTCATTTTAGCGAACGCTATATTATGTAATTTTTGTTTCGCTTCCTGTTTATTCATCGTCTTCACTCTCCTTCAATTCGTCATAGATTGTTTCAGCAATCGAATGTACAGCGTGCCAATCATCAACATCTGGCACACTTGGGTGACAATAGCACATAGCAATTCACATGATAGATTCCATACCTGACATTATTTCTTGTTTATTCATCTGTTTCCTCCTAAAATAATGTGATCTGTCTAGGATAGACATCTACTAATGCTATTCCGACTCTCTCACAATCGCGTTGGATTGCTAAAACATCAATAACTGGTACAACTTTTCTATGTTTTAAGCTGTACCGTGGGTATGTATACCCGTCATTATCTAACTTTGCAATAATATCCGATTTATTTGCGGGTGTAGAAATTGCTAGATCAATCCATTCCAATGCTAATCTCCCCCGTCCTTTCAAATTTAATAGCCTCGTACTGCTCCCTGGTCACAAGGAACTTACCGTACGGCTTGACCTCGACATAGTAATGACCATCAACCACATCCTTAGCGGTGACCTTGCCAAACATCTCTGTATCAGCGTTGTCTACTTGGTAGATGATGATGGGTTGTTTTAATTTCTGGCTCAACTCATCAACCTTGTACACGACTATTAGAGGTGTCGCCAAGATTGAAAATAAAATATAAAAGTTCGCAATCGCTGAAAGATATTTCTTCATACTTCCTCCACTTCAATTTCAATTCTCGGTCTAGGACTGTACAGCTTTCTAGTTGTATGCTCGACGATGATATTATCATCTGTCCAAACACACTCCGCCTTGCTGATGCTGTCATAAACCGCTTTTTCCAGATTATCTAAATCTGGTTTTATATCTACGTAAATTCGCTCATTGATAAAGTCATCATACTGTTGCACTTTCTTAGTTTTAGACTTAGGTTTGGGCGGCTCAGATATTGACTTTGGAGCAGGCATGTAGAATGTTACCTCGGCCTTGATCGCTTTATCAAAATATGGACCATCATAAAGTTGGGCAACAAGTGCTGTACATTTATCACGCCAAGCCGTCATTTTGTCATCTTCATAAACTCTTGTCCGTCCGAATCGCCTTCCAGCTCTTGGGCGGCTCTGCGGTTTGGGTTCGATAGGTATTTCAAATTTCAACTAATCGCCTCGCTTTCATCTCATTAGTTCTCTTGATATAGGTCGGCGACTTGTAAAAATGTATCGTCGACACCTTCACACCGAATTGTTCAGCTAATTCTTTTGCTGTTCCGATTGCTAGTAGCTTATCGCCTTTGTAGAGAGCGTACTCTTTTTCGTGAGCTACCATATTCTCAAAAATTAGCGACTGCCATTATGTGAGTTTGGCTAAATACGGGCAGTCGCTATCGTCCAACTGTCAACTGATTGTTTCCAATTGACACGCTTTCTAGTTCGCTTTTATCGTGGTTCACGGCACGTTATCTATGTTCCCATGTACAAAAGATTGTCCTTTGTTTCTTCAGGTCGAAACCATTTCGGAAATTTAGGACAAATCTTTTTTCTGGGTATGTTTGCATTTTTTTATAAATACATTCAGACATATAATCAATTGGTTCTCCGCTGAACCATTTGATGCCGTTACTTTTGACCAATTCGAGCAGTGCCCCGGCTTCGTCAATCGTTCCAGCTACCAGAGAAAATTCAGCTATAGACTCTTCCTCTAACTGCTTCAATTTTTCATCAAAATTAGTCATCTGACTTATCCTTTCGGTTGCTACTCTCACCGACTAGATAGCCCAGCATGAGCCACAAGATAGCCATTCCTACTTCTTTTGCAAATTCAATCATTTCAATCTAACCCTTCATATAAACTTTTGCCGAGTTGTTCCTCAAAATCCTCTTGATTATCTGGGTTCAACTCTGCTAAACTTGTAACTATTTTTATTTTTGTTTCTCTACATGGTTGATAGCCATACTTTGCATATCTCATTAGTCTGTTAAAAGTGCTAACCGGATAAGGTAATCTATCATCTACAACTAATCTTTTTGTGTGTAGATGCTCAAAAAAATCTTCATGAAATAACAATTCAAAAACAGCCATATAATCATCTTCATCTACATTTTCATAGTTCTTGTAGTAAGCAAATTTTGTAATTGTAAAATCAAAATTTGAAATAACATTTTTGGGTGTTCCATATGTATTTCTAATAAGTTCAAGACGGACTTTTTCTTTGACTGAATAGATCGACCAACAATTTTTGTTCTCGTATGAAAATTTCCAATCAGTAGGATTTTCCTTCGCTTGTTTTTTGTAGTATTTTTTTGCCTCCAAAAAATCATTTTCGTTTTCAAAGAAAATATCTAAATCCTTGACACGTTCATTGTTGAAAATATTTTTGAAACATCCGCCGGCGATAAAACCTTTATGTCCAATAAGAAATTTATCAAGCCACCAAAGTTGTCGATAATTAAGTAAGTCACTCGTTTTAAACATCTTTTTTCTCCTGCTATCACATCTCTAATAATTCACGAATCGATACAATGCGATTCAGCTTTTTCTTACTTCGGCAATAATTGCAATTGCCGCACTTAATCGGTCCAACTTTTCCAGTTGCTACATCCCATACATGACCAGCACGCTCAGAAACGAATTCTAAGCCCTCTGAGAGCGTTTCTTCGTCAAGGCTTAATATTTCCTTATCTGGCTCGTTTTCTTTGCTCACAGCCACGATTAGAGGCTTATATGAACGTCCTGTCATTTGCTTCAGCAATTCTCGGTAAACAGCAGTTTGAACATGGTAATGATAATTGATAATATTCGCTATCGCTCCAGGTACTTTCCTCTTTAGTTCCTGACACCACTCTTCACCGTAGATTGTCTTCATCGTTTTCAAATCCACCATGTAATTTCTAGTGTGGTTGATAGAGTCGATTTTGCCCTTAAATGGGACACCAGTAATTGTGCCAGTCACAATCATTTCTTTCTCTACCCGGTCTCCTTTTCTGCCATGGTAGAGGTTGTTGAACAGCTCATCAGTTTCCAAGGTTGCTATCACCTTATCTGCTAATTTGTAATCAGCAAGCAGGCCATACGGCTTGCGACTAGAAAACAAATCCGACTTATGCTCTTCTAAAAATTTCTGATGAGCTTCTGCGCTCTCGAAATAGCTATGGACGTAATTCCCAAAAACCAACGGTTTCCGGTCACGTTCGTCAATCCATTTTCCAGTATCGAGTGCCAAGGCTTTCGCCTCGCACTCAAGATACTGTTTAAAGCGTGATACTGACATGTAATCCTTGTCATCATAGTAATTATCTTGCGTTAGGGTCTTCATACTTCAAATCCAGCTCCCCATTTTCTTTTAGCTCGGTTGACTCTTCCAGAATTTCGCCTGTTTCGGTATCTACAGACATTAAGTCATCAAGCAATTGTTGGTCTGTATTGATTGGCTCTGCATCCTTGATTTCATTGGACTGATTAAAATTCAAGTCTTCGTTATCTGCTGATATTGCATCCTGCATCTCTACAGACAGTGGTGCGTATTTACTCAATAGTTCCTTGACTAGTGTCTTAATTGCCATAGAATCAAACTCTGTTGCCCAAGGCGTCCCTGGCTTGAAGTCCCCTTCTTTCTTATCGTAAGTTTTAGAATATTTTTTAGCATGATCTACAACTTTTTCTTTTGGCCAGTAGATCATTTTATAGAAGCCATTAATAAGTTCAAGGCTTGCAAAATATCCTTTAATCACCCCAGAATCAACGTAATCCCCTGTAAGTTTGAGAGTGCCTTTCATCTTGTCGTATCCAAGAAATTCTTCTTCGTAAATAACCCCATGCTCAATATTTCTAATTTGCCCACTTCTTTGTGCTAATTGGATTAGACCACGATATCCGATCTGGAACTGCGCTTCGTTGACCGTAACCCATTGTGTCCCGTCTTTATATTTACGATTGTAGGGAACAACATAAGCAAAGCCAAGACTCGGTTCAATCGGCAAATTTAGAACTGCCGCCTTCATAGCCGCCCCCATGATTGACTCAGATGTTGCTTTCGCCAAAAGAGTATTGTTGCTGATAATAGACAACAAGCTGGTTGTAAATTGTTCAGCTCGCTTGCCTACTACCTGCTCGATTCTATTTTTAACAGCCGGTGATTTAAAAAAGCTGTTATGGTTTGTTGTGAGTTGATTTGTTGGCATATCGTTTCCTTTCATTTTCTCGCAGTCTCTACGTTCGTTTTAGAGACTTGTTTTGGTCTAGGGTATATTTACCCTCGGGAGATATTTTAGATTGATTTTCGCTTTATGCTACAGACGATTTTCAGCGTAGAATTGATTTTCTAGCTTTCTCTAAAACTTGTTTTTGTTTTTCGGTCATTTTTCGCTTGTTTTTCACAAACGGGCTGACTGAAAAATCATCTAGATTTGAAAGTTTCGCTCGTACATAGATACAAAAGTTATTCTCAAGCTCTTTTTCCACACTTTCAAAAGCGTGCTCCATTTTCAAGATCTTTGTAACGTGTCGTCTAACATTGCTTTCAAAATACCAACAATCGTCCAGCTCATCATAGCGAATAACTGTCTCACGCTCTTCTGGTAAATATGCCATGGCTAACACCTTCCTTTCGTCTTTCTCAAGTTAAAATTCTCACGCTTCAAGCGTCTGTTTTCTTGTTTCAAGGCAAGTATCAAGTCCTGTTGTTCGTTGATAATCTCGCCCAATACTTCGCAGGTTTCTAGCCGTTCTCTGGCCATTTCCCTATTCAATTCATATTGTTCACGATAATAGCTCATAAGCTAGACCTTCGCGGCGTTCGCAGCGCTAGAAAGTAGTCTGTTAAACATAGCTTCTAATTCGTCTTCCTCGGTTTTTACTGGTTCAGGCAACTCTTGTCCGTCTAAAGTGGTCAAGGTATATTCTGCCTGTACCTTGATTGGTTCAGCATCGAACATCTTTGCCATTATTAGATACTTCTCTTTGTCCTTGCCGTAATAATATTCTTCTGGAATATTCAAAGCATCTTCAATATCGTCAGACCACTTTTCCGAATACGCCAGAACACGCTCGTTGTTCTGAAACTCTGCCAAGTAATTGCCTTCTTTGTCTCGTAATACGATAAATGTGTTTGTTTGTTTCATGTTTTTCTCCTTTTTTCTAATATTCGTAGCCCATTGCCACGTTGTCTTTCCATTCGTCATATGCTCTGTCTTCGTCCTCTGGCTCTGGTATTGTATCTTCGTAGATGACAACCAAGCACTCGGACAAGCATTTAGGGCAGTTTAGTTCACAGCCATCTTCATCTGTCACGGTGCTGTATGACTGGCACTCCTTGCATCGGATTGTGTATTTAAACTTGCTCATTGATCGTTTAGCTTTTCTAAACTTTCTACAAAGTCAACACAGGCCTTATAGTGATTACCAGACTTCTCGCTATCACGATATGCTTTTTCAATCAATTCTTGACCTGTACCATAAAAGCAGCCAGCTTTCCACATTTTGTTGGATTTTGTATAAGTAAAGTGACGACCGCTTGACCAATGATTTTTAAAAACAATAATATCGCCTAGCTCCGATACTTTGGCATCGCCCGATACCCAGGCATCGCCCGATACCCAGACATTGCCCGATACTTCGGCATTGCCCGATACTTTGGCATCGCCCGATACCCAGGCATTGCCCGATACTTCGGCATCGCCCCACACTTTGGCATTGCCCGATACCCAAGCATTACCATCATGGCTTAAATTATCCTCTTTTTCGATATATCCGCCTAAATCCCCCACCTCAACGCTACCAAAGCTAATCAAGGCACGGATGCGAAATAATTTCCAACCCCAAAAGCCGATTGTATCGTCTAGGACAAGTTCATATTTTTTTGTCATTTTGATTTCCTCCTGTGGATAACTTCTGTAAATCCCCTATATATATTATTTATATATAACGATTAGTTTGTTTTTGAGTTAGTTAGAGGCTTTAGCCTCTTATTTTTTATTAGTGGGCGATAGCCCCTAGATTATTATTAAGGTTAGTACTTGTTATATAGTTAGTATTTATTAGTGGCACAGATACAACTGTTGTATTTTACAAAAATGTAACTTTCAACTGTTGTATTTTACAAAAATGTAAAACTTAACAGTTGTAAATTATTGAGCGTTATTACCTGTGGATAACTCTTCGTCTAGTTTCTGCTGGATATATTCCTTAAATTTATCAGTGAAAGGTTTGTCGTTAAAAAATCGAAAAGGAGTAACTCCTTTAGCTCGACCACCGCCTTTTTTAATCACAAATAGGTAGCCGGCTTCTTCTAGTATTTTGAAATGCTTGTTAACAAACTGTCTGCTAACTCCCATTCTTTTTGCTATTTCCTCAGGATATACAACCCAATCAGGTTTGTTCGATAAAACTACCGCTAATATGCCAATTGTGGCTGGTCCTAACCTTTTATCTTGCAAACAAGCATTGTTTATAGACGTATAATTCTCATGTGTATTTCTGAAAGATATATTGCACTATCCAACCCTCCTAAACTCCAACAATCGCAAGCTGAAGCGTGTTATCAATCGTCGTCAATTCTGTCATATTCCAAAATCCTTTATACATCGTTCAAATGCTCTATATCTCTTGTCTTCCGATAGTTCTCAAACGATTTCAGCAAGAGTTCTATTTTCGATTCTTTCGTCATGTTGCGCTCCCCAACTCACGTTTTAACCGTGCAATCTCATCCCTCAACCGCTGATTTTCGACACGATATTCATTTCGTTGTTCAGCGATGTCACGGGCCATGTCATGCAATAGTTGATTTTCCTGTTCTAGTGTGTAAAGCGGACGAGGGATAGCAGGTTTTTCTTGTTTGAAAAATTTAGCCAACCATTCTTGCATATCGCTCCCCTTCTTTATCCACCTGCTGACGCTCTGTGTTAAGTACACGTTGCTTTAAACACTCATCACGGTACGCCATGCCATGTCTAAACTGATTAATTAGTTCCATCTCGCGTATCAAAGCTAGTTCGCGCTTTCGGCGTTGTTTTTCCAGCTTCCGTTGTTCCAAAATACCTACCGCCAAGATTGGCACCGCGAAAATTGATAATGATAATATTGCTTCTGTCATGCACTTATCCCCTTCACTTTTTTCTTTACTTTCATCTTTGCTTTGTAATATTCAATATCTCTTTGGTCAAAACGGAAGTGAGTTCCAGCCATGTGATAAGGGATTTTCCCAGCCTTCACAATTGCCATAAACGGATTACGGCTCATCCCTATGATTTCACATGCTTCCTTTACACCAATAGTTTTATTAGAAACTTGGTTAGTCTGTTTCACATCTGCAAGCTCTTTCCGTACTTCACTCAAGACTTCTTGGATAATCTCTTGTTTCAAGACCTCGAACGCTTCTAACATAGTATCCATCTTGTCAAACCTCGCTTTCGTGTGTTATAATTCAAGTAAGTAATTTTAGTAAGAGCCTGATTGCCGTCAGGCTTTTTTTGTTTTTCAAGCAACATCATCAGCCAAAAATTTATTGATAAAATACTGCTGACCTTTGCCTGTAACCTTTACAGTTTTGCTAATCGAGATATGACCGTCAGCATGTGTGATAGTCGTCTCTTTGATTTCAAACAGACCTAGTTCCATAGATTTCTGCGTTGGCATATTCCAATCACTGCCCTTGCGCTTAATCAGATAGCCATTCTCGCGCAACCACGCAAACAAGCGATTTGCGCCGATTTTAAAGCCGTTTTGGCTAATAAGCTTAGCTAGGTCTCCAACCAAGATAGATGAGTGACTAGCACTCACAGCGTCTGCAAATAGCACCTTGGGCTTATCCGCCTCAATCTGTGCTTCCAGCTGATGCACCTTCTTGCCAGCCAATAGAAAAGCGGGAGCCATAATCTTCTCTGGACTGTTAAAGTCCTTTTCAACCTGGATAAAGTACTGACGTACCTGTTTTCCTCGGTCTGTCCGTTGGATCATGGCAATTTCCTTGGCCATGTCCAGCTTGATAATGTGGTCAACCTTGTTGTGACCTCCGCGACCTGTTTGCTTCACAAAATTGTTAAGCAAAAAATCTTGATTTTCTGCAAAGCCATACTCAACCATTCGGTCAAACCACATAGAGTATGGTGTTTTGACCCCCAAAGCCTCATGTAACTGCCGACCAGACACAACAGGCTCATGGTTGTCGTTTAGATTTACGTTAATAATTTCGTGCATAATACTCCTTTCAATATTTATTATTCTTCAAATTTTTCCCACGGCTCACGGATGCCCAATAATTTTGAAACACGCAATTTCAAATCAGCACTCCCTTTCCCTTTGGTCAACAAATCTGTGATTGTGCCTTGACTACGTAATCCGACAGCTTGTGTCAAATCAGCTTTTGTCCAGCCTTTTTCAGCCAATCGTTTTTCCACCAGTTCTATCCATTTTTGATGTTGTTGACTCATAAACTTCTCCTTTCTCTTTATTAGTTAGAAAGTAAAGCGAAAGTTTTTGCGAAATTTTATAGATTCCACTTGACTTTTTACAAACTATAGTCTAAAATCAAGACATAAGAAAAACACCGAACAAATTAACCGATAACACTATAATTCAACTCGCCAAAGTTTTATTTTTTTAGTTTTATCTTCGTTTTTTGTTTCGCTTTATTATTCGCTTTACAAATTATATTCTATACTAAAGTTTGTATACTGTCAACTATTTTTACAAACTTTTTTCTAGAATTTTTTTCGTAATGCTTAGAAAGGTTGTTAAATCAATGTTCTCAACGTTCGAAAGAATAAAAGAATTAGCTAAATCTAGAGGTGTTACGCTAGGTGGTCTAGAAGAAAGATTGGGGTTAAGTCGAAATTCTATTTATACCATGAAAAACAAAAAGCCTTCAGCTGAGAGGCTACAGTTAATAGCCGACTACTTCAACGTATCTACTGATTACTTACTTGGTCGGACTGATAATCCAAGAGTTGCTAAAACTGATGACGAAATTGATAAAATAGATTTCAAAGAGCTAGCAGCCGAGTCAATGTCTTATGACGGCAAGCCGTTTGACGAAGACGATATAGAGTTTTTCTCATATATCATGGAACAGCACTTTAAGAACAAATATAAGGAATAGTAAAATGACCGCATTAGACCTTTGCGTACAGCAAGGTATTGATATTTTATTCTTTGATGGTAGAGAAAGAGATAAAAAAGCCTTCTTCAACAAACGTGCTAATCTTGTTGGAATAGACACGTATGTAGATGGTATCGAACGAGATAAGCTACTCTATCACGAACTTGGTCATAAAAACCATACACCCTATCAATACCAATTACATAGAGAGCTGTGCGAACTTCAAGCAAACAGGAATATGATTCATCATTTGCTGAAAGATGAATTGTCGATGTTAGACGATTATAACGACTTTAACTATGTTCGTTTTATGGAACGACATGGCTTAAAAACTATGACCGATGAAAGCATGGTTATTGAAGAATTTCGCACCCTAACTGGAAAACATTTATAATAAGGAGAACATCCAATGAAGAACAACACCAACACTTTGCCCTTTTATTTAAGAGGTTGGTTTTTCTTGATACTACTTATATTATCTATCCCAACTTACTTATCGTCGTTAATCCTCTTAATAGGATTGTTCTTGATTAGGAATAAAAAATATCCCAATCTCTCTCCCGACCAACAAGCCAGATGGAACGAAATTCTTTTAGCGAATGAACAAGCTGATAACATACTAAAAACTGCAAAGGAAGAAGCTGATAATCTAATAAACAATGCTAAAAAAGAAGCTAAAGACTCCATTGATATGGCTAATACAATTGTCGCAGGAGTGGAATCGAAAAAGAATAATCTCAAAGAAGAGATTGATAAACTAGAAATAGCTAAAAAAGAGGCTGAGCTTTATTTATCAGAAAAAGCCGATGCATTACTTTTTAAAGAAACAACGGTAGATTTCACAGACAATATAACAGCTAATGAAATCAAAAATGAATTATCTTTAATTCAATTAAAAGAAAAAGAACTAATAAAAGCTGATGTTGCAATAAATAATCTTGGAATACAAACAACGAAAGCTAATCTTAACAAACAATCTAGACAACTTCTCCGTGCATTCAATGCTGAATCGGACTACTATGTATCTAACATTACAGCAAAAAATGTAGATAGCTATCGTAATAAATTAGCAAAATCATTTGAAAATCTAAATGCACTATTTGCAGTTGACGGAGTAAAAATCAGTCATGAACTTCTCACGCTAAAGTTAAAGCAACTAGATGTCATGTATAAATATCAAAAACAACTTGAGGTCGAGCGTGAATTATTGAAAGCTCAAAAAGAAGAAATACGCGAACAACAGAAAGTCGAAAAAGAAATCCAACAAGCGAAAGCTAAGTTGGAAAAAGAAGAAAGACAGTTCCAAAACGAGATGTCTAAACTATTGAAGTATCTTAACAGCGCTAACAACGAGGTCGAACAAAATATATACGCTGATAAAATTAAAGAGCTTGAGGACAAAATTAAGGAGCTTGAAAAAGATAAAGAAGACGTTCTCAAGCGTGAAAGTAACACAAGAGCTGGATTTGTTTATATCATTTCCAATATAGGGTCATTCGGTCAAAATGTCTACAAAATAGGTATGACAAGAAGATTAGAACCGATGGACCGTATCAATGAATTAAGTAGTGCTTCTGTTCCATTTCCATTTGATGTTCACGCTCTAATCTTTAGCGAGGATGCTCCTGCTCTAGAGAATACGCTTCACAATTATTTCAGAGATAAAGAAGTAAATAAAGTCAATCCACGTAAAGAGTTCTTTAAAGTTGACTTGCAAGAAATCAAAGAGCTTGTTCATAAAGAATATAACAATACCGTACATTTTACTGATTTAGCAGTTGCGGAACAGTATTATGAAAGCATAAAATTAAGTTCTGAATAACAAATAAAAAATCCCCACACTCTCCGAACCATCGGCCAGTCGTGGATATTTATAGGGAGAAATGCCCCCTGTGGTAATTGAGGAGTTTAATAATTTAATTTGACAATTGAAACACATCATGATACAATAGAGACAATCGAAGTGAATGCTCCCCCCTGGGAGCCCTAAAGAGCTATTGTGTCCGCACAGTAGCTCTTTTTGATTTTGAGGTAAATATGCTGACTAAACCATTCAAAACTATTGATGAACAGATTGAGATTCTAAAATCCAGAAACCTCACTTTCCTGCATGAGCCTTCAGCCAAAAGAATATTGGCTACTGTTGGTTACTACGAACTTATCAACGGTTATAAGGATATTGGTATTGAGACAGGTGAGACTTTCAAAGATGGCTTTACATTTGAACAACTTTTTCATGTTTTTAATATGGACAAAGAAATCCGCTCAGCAGTCAATGCCGCGATACTTGAAATAGAAGCTCATCTAAGAACCGCCCTATCCTATACTGTAGCCAAACACTACACCGCAGACCAGAATATCTATCTGAACAGAGAAAACTACGAAAGAGGGGATGATAAATTTCAAACATCTCAACGAGACAAGTTATTAAAGAAATGTCATAAAATCATCAACGATGATTCTCATCCCTATAAACATTACCGAGAAAAACACAAAAACGTTCCGCCTTGGATTCTCGTAAAAGGAATGACATTTGGGAACTTGATAGCATTCTATAAACTTCAAAAAAGCCAAGTGAAATCAGAAATAGTCAGTGAATTGACAGGTATCCCAGTTGAATTAGTTTCTGACGATTTCAAGTCCCTTATCATTAACATTCTGTACTTCCTTTTAGCTTACCGAAATCGTTGTGCACACCTTGGAAGGGTCTTTAATTTTGAAACAACCAAAAACAAGATTCATTACAACAAATTATTCCATGATAGGATGAAGATAACCGAATCTGAATACAAGCAAGGAAAAGGACAATTTGGTCTCGCAACCCTTGTATCATCCTTATCTTGGTTTTCAACAACTGGAGAAGTGTACCAGGTAGTCACAATACTCAATTTTAAAATACAAGAAGCTATCAACAACTATCTTAAACTCTACCCAGCAGACAAAGATTTTATCTACAATCAATTAGGTGGAGATTTGATACCAATCATATAATGAAGGAGCACTCAATAAAAAAATTACTTACAGGAACAATTACTCTACTATCTGTTGTAACACTTGTAGCGTGTTCTCAATCAAATAAAGGTATAATTGATTGTAGAATAAAAAAAAGCCCTACGCTCAAATTTTGGTTGAGGAGAGCGTAAGGCGGATCATGTATAGTAAAAACCTGCTTTACAGTAGGTCTCTTTACTATACCCATTTTAACAAAAAATGAGGGGAATGACAATGAAAATTAAACCATATATAAAAAACGGGAAAACGTATTACAAATTCGTACTATATGTTGGTGTGATTGACGGGAAACGAAAATACGTTAAGCGTGCCAATTTTAAAACAAAGGCCGATGCCAGAGCAGCAATACTTTCTTTGCAAGAAGAAATTGACCGACCTGTAGGAGATATGACCTTCCAAGAGCTGACAGAGAAATGGCTAAAAAACTACGAAACTGAGGTAGCAGAAAGCACCTATATCAAAACAAGCAGGAACATCAAACGCCACATCACTCCAACTATCGGACACCGGAGGATTTCTGAGATTACAGCCCTGGAGCTACAAAGCCATACACAACACTGGTGTTCCAAATTAAAATACGGCAGGAAAATATTAGGTCTGGTCAAAACGATCTATCGTTACGCAGTACGTATGGGCTTCATTGCCATCAGTCCAGCAGAAAGTGTCACGGCCCCAAAACTAAAACGAACCATCAGCACGACCAAAGACTTCTACGACAAGCACGAATTAAAAGAGTTCATGCAAAGAGTGGAGGCAACTGGGGACATTCGCAAGATAGCTCTCTTCCGAGTACTAGCTTTCACAGGTATTCGCAAAGGAGAACTTCGTGCGCTTCATAAAGACGACCACTACTCTAAAACCTTGCGGATCAATAAAGCAGTCACAAGAGGTTTTGCAGGGGAAGAGATAGGACCAACTAAGAACAATTCTAGCGAACGTCTGATTAGCTTGGACGATAAGACAGACAAAATTCTACATGAGTTAAAACGACAATACCCAGCCAATACACTCTTATTCGAGAGCGAAACAGGGGGCATTCTGTCACCTACCGACCCTAGAAGATGGTTACTTGAAATCATAGAGGGCACAAGTTTATCGGAAATTAACATCCACGGTTTTCGTCACACTCACGCCAGTTTAATTTTTGATGCAGGTATGACACTCAAACAAGTTCAGCACAGATTGGGTCATTCAGACATGAAAACCACAATGAATGTTTATACACATATTACTCAATCAGCAGTGGACAATATCGGAGAGAAATTTTCAAAATACTTAGATTTTTAA